CGACGCCCTGTGGAGCTACTCCTACAGTCGAGACAGGCAACCAATTCAGATTATAAAACCCATCGTGTCCAAACAGTAGATCACTGTTGGGCGGCCACCACAGCCAGACACGCATCCCGCTGAGTTCTGATTTGGAAGGAGCTGCAAGAGGGTACTGGTCAGACACCAGTAAGCCCCTCATTTTGGATACCGAAGCCTTTGACTTGGTAATCTAAGGTACAAGATCCATAGACCATACCCTCTGTGTTTGGAACACCATTTGTACAGATGATAAAACAACCATGGCAGGCTGCATCAATCTCCACCATTGTTGACGGATTAGTAGAATCGACAACATACTTAGGACGCCGGGTTGTCATGGGTGCTGATATCTCGGCGGCCTGCCACACTGGGGTGATGATGGAATGGGTAGCAGTTTGTGCAAGGCTGAGTTTGGTAGAGGTATTGTACACATTCGTCCAAGCTTTATAGATAATCTCAGGGTTGTCGTAATAGCCAATCCAGACCTGGCCACTCGTGGTAGAACCACAACTGGGGGTGTAGATCAACTTGGCAGACTGAAACTTATAAAGCTGGTAGTTCTTGAGAACAGCCCCACCAGCATCGGCGTTGCCACCGGTGACAGCAGGGGCAAGAAGTTGCATACCATTAGGATAAGTCTGAGTTAACACAATAGCGGTAACGCGTGAATGGATATTGCACGAGTCTTTGGCTGGTTGGGCCGAGACACGTGGCCGCGGAATACGCGGTTGCCGTTGAATACCAGCGACGGCTTTGGCTTGTAGCTTACGGTTCATTTTTGTAGGCATGATAAAGGTGTTGGGAATTTAGAAATTTGACGCAAGGTCAGGGGGCACGGAGCCGAGTACTGAATAGTGGGATAGCTCTCCTCCATGGCTATCTGCATATCTGGTAGTATGCCAAAAGCGAGCCAGAATGAATACCGACTAGCATCAGACACCTGCCCAACTGCAGTAACTCCACGAGCGAGATAGCCCATACCGCTATCGTACACAGCCTCAATGCCCCCGACACCACGGTTTTGTCCACGTATGGCAGCATAAAAGGACTCCCAGACAGGCACGCCGGTGGTCAGCTCACCACCACAAACACCAATGGCGCTACGCCAAACATTGAACTCCTCTGGGGTAGCCCAGGACAAGAGTGACACGCAATCCTTGCTCATGGCAGTCCATGGATTGCGCACCATACGATAATGATCCCCAACAACGACAGGTTGTGTCTGGCAAAATTCAATCTTCTCGAATACATACACATTGGCCTCCCGGGCAAGGGAGAAACCAAACTCCAAGAAGTATTTGTCGAGACCGTCCAACTTGTGGAGATCACGTGTGTCACAAATGACGACACAATCGTCACCGTTGTTGGTGAGACAAGCCTGTAGGCCAACCTCTTCAAAGTAGTTCAACACGAGTAGCGACATGATGAGGCAGTTACCCATGCCGGTGTTAATATCACCAGACATGCGGCAACCATCGACGACGTACTTGGCAAGGAAAGGTCCAATACGGCCATAACCGTGGTTGCGCAGTTGCCACTTCAACAGGCGAGCCAATTCGGGCGACCGAAAAACAGAGTTATAGATGCTATGCTCAAACATCAACATGTCGCGAGACACGTGTTGATCAAAGCGATGCGCATCTAACCCAACTGCTACAGGCCGTTCGAATGCTTCCCAATTATGGCGCAACTGCTGTGCAACAGCATCAGCATTCTTACCTTTACATACCACATCATAACCCCAAGCACGGCCAAAGCCGGCAACCAATTCATGTTCGAAAGGTTTCAAATACCTCCCGACTTCTAAATTGTATCGAGGGCTGCGGGGCTGGATAACACGGGGAGCCGGGTCAGGTTTCTTAGAGAAATTGACCTTCTCCGCCTTCACGAAGGTGCTCACGTACGAATCGACGACATTGACTCTCTTGCTCAACAGAGAGTCATATGCCCTCTCGTACACAGCCCTCTTGCGCCCGACGTATAGACTAGAGTAGTTCTC